TTAAAGATGTCTGCTTGAATACGATCCTCAACGTGCATCGCTTCGGCCTTAGACTTGGCTGCTTCCGCAATCATCTTCATTGCTTCGGCCTCATCCTTCTGAGCACCTGCTGCGGCCACTCTAAGCGCTAGTTCCTTCATAATTATTTCAGAAGGTTGCTGCTGCTGTTGGGCCTGCTTCTCCTCGCCCATCTGCTTAAAGAGCTTTGCTAGAGAGCTTCTTCCGGGCAGGCTAGAGAGTTGAATAGAAGCCCCTAACATCAAGGGAACCAAAGGACTCTCTGGTCCTAGGGTTGACAGCATGTTAAGTACCCGAGTCTGCTCAAACTCACGCTCAAGCATACTCATGGTCCCTACAGCCTTAAAACTGTAGTCCTTAGCTGGGAAGCTATCCGGGTCAAACTGCATCATTCGCTTAGCGTACATCGTAGCAATAGGCACAAGGAACTGCACTTGGAAGGCCCGGATGAGTCGCTTAAGGCGCTTCATCTGAGGCCCCATGGCAATACTTAAAGCCCCTGTTTTCATGTCTGCCACATTGGACATCCCTGAGAGGTCCGCAATGCCTGAGGCACTCTTGGACCATGCTTCATGTTGCTGGGCAGTAACCATAGAGGCTTGATTGGGTTCTCCAAAAGGTAACCGTGTAACAATATCAGACACAGGCCCGTTAAACAATAGGTTCTTTCCGGGGCTAATCTCCAGCTTCACGCCCTTGGGGATGCGTGTGGCATCCATACCCATGCTCGGGTAGGCTGTGTAGGCCATAGCGTCATCGTGGGTCCGAACGTGCTTGTCGGCATTGCGTTGGTCCATGCTAATGTCTTCAGCGATACCTACACCCCAGAACTGATTAAGAACGCGCTTTGGTCGATAGGCGGCGAAGCCTCGGTCTTGGCACATATAGGGGTTGGGTCTAGCACGAAGAACACCTGAGCGGTTCACAATGTAAACTACAGACTCCACCAGCGCTTTGCCTTCTTTAGACTCCATGGATACACCTTGCTTGACCATGTAGGCAGGTAATAAACCGTAGTAGCGACTAAGGAGAACCATACCCTTACGCTGAGGCCAGCGGGTCTGAGAGGCCTCTTGGAGCATCTCAAACCTAGGGGCGTAATCCATAGCTACCCGAGGGTCTTTAAACAGACCTGAGGCTACGCCTTTGTTAATCATGGCTGTAGCCACGTAAGTCTCCACGCCCACCCAAGGGGAAGTGTCGATCTCGGTATGCCCCGGAGCAATACGAAAGTTCTTAGGGCTAATGGCTCTAATCACAGGGACGGTTCGCTTGTTCTCTGTAACGCCATGGAGCATCTGACCCTTAGGCCCCGGCTGGGACGTAGGAGTGTACTCCGTGTAGGTGTTCATGACAATCTCACCTATGCCAGTACCAAAGGTGTGTCCTGTGGTAACGACCTGCTCAATCTCATCGCTGGCACTCTGCTTGGTAAGCTCATCATACAGGAGTACGCTCAGTTTCTCTACGTCCTCAGGGTTTTGATCCAAAGGGTCATCCACAAGATCAATAAACCGGCCATAGCCAAAGGTAGAATCAACCACTTCAGCAGTCACCGTATCGATGGCCTGCATGGTAATGGGGCTGATGTACGTAGAGCGCTCTGATGCCCTAGTCTTATCTGTGGCTTGGTAGTCGCGGCGATAGGAGCGCTCGTAGAGGTTCCACCATGGCTCGTAGTTAGTCTGGATGTCTACTACAGACTCGTACAGGGCACTTACGACCTGCGTCAGTACGGTGTTATCCATCCCAGCCTTGACCGGAGATTTATCTTGTCCTCCTTCGGAGAACTGTTGTGCATTTACTGGTATCATTAAAAGTCATCCGTATCTATGTTTGAGACCCAATTGGTACTGAAGTCCCCTGCGGAGAAAACCCATGCTTGGTCGTTTGCTATTTGGTCCACAAGAGCTAAAGAATCAATCATGTCATCATGCGTACTGGGGTTAGGGAAATTCATTAACTCGTCCACAAAGGAATCAAAGTAAGTTCCTTGGTTAAACCGTATCTTACCATGCTCTATCTTACCCTGCAAGGCCCATAGTATCCTCTGGGTTTTCTCTTTGTTTCCATGTGTCAAATCTACCACACGAGCATAGTGATTTTGTGTTTGCATCTCAGTCTCTAGGCGACTAAAGATTGCCTGAAACAGAACACCTTTCTCAATACCTATGACCTTAGCCCCTGAGGACTTGGCTGCGGCTACAATCCTTTTGGCGGTCTCAGCCACAGTCCACCGGCCAGCGTCAATGGTCTTGACCCACCAGTTAGGCCCGTGGGTCTTTGTGGAGCATATAGCGGTGTTGTCAAGGTTAGGGTTAGCCCTTTTGATCTGGTTGCTAAAGTCTGTAAAGCCTGCGAGGTCAACAGTAACAATGAATTCTCCCTCTTTTGGTTCTTGGTTGTCAACCTTAAGGTCTTCTTTCTTAAAGAGGTCACTCTTGGTTACGGCGTACTCAGCAAGGAACTCCTGCCTAAAGAAGTACTTGCTAATCTCACTCTTGGCTTCCTCAATCTCCGTGACGGGGATGAAGGGGTTATCATAAGTGGTGAAGTGGAAGCATTCCCAGTTCTTCGACTTGGCGGCCCTCTGGCCTAACCTGTAGAAGTGGTCCTTACCATTGGGGGTACCAATGATTAAGGCTCCACCTTCTAAGTCGGCCAAGGCTGGACGTAAGATCACCTCAAACACATCAGGCTTCATGTCCTTATACTCATCCACAACAACATACTTAATCTTGTTACCTCGTAAGGAGTCCTCATTGTCAGAACCCTTGAGCATAATCACTCGGCCATTGGGGCACTCTATACGTCCTGTGTTCTCCCAGAACTTAGCCCCAAGGGGTTCTAAGCGGGAACGCAAAGGCTTCCACATAAGGTCCTTGGCCTGTTGGAACGTAGGAGCCACATACATCACGATACCCGAAGGAGGCTCCGCTGTCTCATCAAAAGCCTCCTGCTCCTTAGCGTTCAAGGTCAAGGCCTCAACACATATCTTGTTAGCTGCTAAGTCAGTCTTACCAAAGCGCCTTCCCGCGCGTACAAACCAGAAGCGCTTAGGGCTATTCCATATCCTACGCTGTGCTGGGTGGAGGCTAATCTTTAGTTTCATCGGATACCTCCTCTACGTTACCCATGTCAATAAAGTCATTCTGCTCTGCGGGTCCTTGGTTGCCCACACGAACCGTGGTGGTATTGCCTGCTGTGTCCACAATCTCCACAGACAGGGACTTAGGAATCTTCTCCTCTCCTCCGCTAAAGTCAGTCTCAGGGATGAAGCGCTTAGCCAGCAGGGCAATCATCTCCACTTGTTTAGGGTGGGTGTCATCAAGGGCTATCTGAACCATCTTGTCAATTATAGCCTCAGGTTTGTTTGAAAGCAACAGGCGAGCCTGTAGTTCCTTCAGCCTTGAGGCCAGCCCCGGAGGGCGACCAATAGCTACCACCTTCGCTATGGCTTCCTTGGTCTTTGGTCCGGGCTTGGTGAATGTAGGTACTGTAGGTGATCCTTTAGGGCGTCCCATTAGCTTGCTCCTTAATTCCTTTAAAGAAACTTTCGATCTCCGACTGTCGCTGGGTCTCGTCAATTCCTTCGTTAGCGTTGGCGCTATATACACCACGGACGTAGGGCACGACATTCTCTTTAGCTACACTTCCTACCGCCTGAAGCGCCGTTCTAATAAACCCTGCGGACTCTTCCTTGGGTGCCGCTTGGGCCGCCTTGAGGTTAGCCACTGCGGCGTCTACCTTGTTCCCTGAGAGTAAGTCTCGCAGTTGCTCAATCTCCTGTTCCTTCGCTTTACTAGAGGTGACATTGCGTAGAATAGTTACCCCCTTCTGGGCTGTGGAGGCCAATCGACTACCAAGGACAGCCAAGGTGCTCTTAAGGTCCATACCCGGTATGAACTTAGCCACAAGGTCTTTCGGGGCACTAGAGAGCACGGACCCCTGAGGCGCAGGCACCTTAGAGATGTTCTGTGCTAGTTCTAGTAGTTCCACAACCTTACCCATCTTCTCACCCACCAAAAGGCGCAGAGGGGCATTCTTAACAAGGTCTGCCTGTAGGGAACTCAAAGGCAAAGAGCCACTGAGGTATTGCTGAAGAATTGCTGTGCCCATGGCCTCTCTCTGATCTGGATTATTTGCACCCACCTGCTTAGACCAATTGGCTAAGTCTCCGGGACTATCTTTAAAGTGCTTTACCATTGAGGTAGGATCAGTAAACCGCTTACCTACGGAATTGACTCCCCCTGTTGTCAGAACGTCCTCCATGACACGGGCAGCCGTTCGATCTCTAATGCCAATCTGTTGGGCTACGTTGGCTTCCAAGGCTGACTTAGTGGAGGATAGCTTATCACTAATATCTCCT